TACCGAACAGCGACGAAACCCTCGTCTATCTGCTATCCCGAGACAACGTGAAGGAGCTGTATGAGTGCAGTTGATGACCTGATGTCCACCGTCACCCGACTTGGCAACGATGCGCTCGTCGCACAAGCCGTGCACGCTTTGAAATCAGCCGGCCTCGAGCTGACACCCGACATGTGTAAGGCTGCTTTCATTGGAGCTGCGCATTGTATGGGTTTAGCGGAGAAGGCTTACAATGTTGAGACGTTCACCACCGTCGAAATGCTCGCAGCACAATCCGTTGCGTCTCTCTCCATGCAGATCTGGGCGACCGAACATGACATCCTCACCGGAGACATCGAGCTGTGAGCACCACTGACCCGAAATGGGATGATCTACTAGACATCGCAGAAGCGTTATTCCACGCCATTCATTGTGGGGACGACCGATGCCGTCAAGAATCGGAAGAACGGTACAGGAGTTGGGTCCATGACCATGAAAAAAGCGTTCTCTGACGCCGACGACATCGTTGCGAACATTAAAGGACGCAAACCTCGAGCCAAAACCCCCACCAGAACAGTCGAAAACCTGGAAACAGTCACTGTTGTGAGCAAAAAAGAGGTTGCCACAACCAAAAGGGCCAGCCGGGCAGCTGATGTCGAGGAAGACCGAGTCAAAAAGACCCTCACCAGGGAAGAACGACAGCAACGAGCAGCCCAACTGAAGGTATTAGGCGAAGATCTGCTCGCACAGGGTGTCGCCAGCCGAGAAATCCTCCCCAAACTCGCCCAATCCATCATTGTTGACCTCGGATTACGTCTCGTCTCCAACGAATGGGAGATCAAATCGGCAGAAGAAGCCACCAAAGTCGCCAAAATCTGGTACGACATCCTCCGTCTGGAGATGGGTCAGGCAACCACCATCAACGAACAGCGCATCGGATCCCCCGAAGACCGTCTGTCCCGCCTGGAGGAGCTGCGAGCCGAAGCGAAACAGCGTGTCGAGGCAGGATTGCGTGCAATCGGAGATGGCTCAGGCTAAACTTCCGCAAGAGGGAAGGGGAAATAGTGCCAACATTCGGATCGTTGTTCGCCGGGGTCGGCGGGTTTGACATGGGCTTTGAACAAGCCGGATTCACCTGCCTATTCCAAGTCGAATGGGACAAACATTGCCAATCCGTACTGAACCGCCACTGGCCGGACGTACCCAAATGGGGTGACGTGTGCGATGTAGACGGATCATGGCTACCTCATGTTGATGTGCTCATCTTCGGCTCCCCATGCCAAGACCTGTCCGTTGCCGGGAAACGATCCGGGCTTGACGGTGGCAGATCATCAATGTTCTTCGAAGCAACCCGAATTATTAAGGAGATGCAACGTGCAACCGCCTACACCTACCCAAGAATCGTTGTTTGGGAAAACGTCCCCGGAGCACTCACCAGCAACCGAGGAGCCGACTTCCAAGTCGTCCTTGACGAAATGGCTGACTGCGGGTCGGTTCTCACCGAATGGGCTGTCCTGGACGCACAGCATTTCGGAGTGCCCCAACGAAGACGACGCATCTTTCTCGTCGCTGTCCTTGATCCTCGAACCGCCAACGAATGTCCCAACCCGCTATTTCCTGTCAGCGAAGGCCGCCGAGGGGATTATGAGAAGGGCATCCCGAAGGGGAAAACAGTTACCGGAACGCTTGCAGAAAGCATTGGAAGCGACATTGGCACAGCAGTAAAAGCCAAACGAGCAATGTCCAACGTGGATGACGACAGATGGGAAGAAACCGACTTATCCCCCACATTGAACGCATTTGACAACGGAGGAGAATCTCGAGCAACCGTTCTTGCATTCACCGCTCAACGGGTCGGAGAAGCACCCCGAATCTACGAAGACTCCACCCCAGCCCTACTTTCCCGTATGGGCACCGGGGGCAATAACACACCAATGATTGTTGAAAACAACGCCTACTCCATTCGAGAAGACGCTAAAGCAAACACGTTCTCTGCCACCCCAACCGACACCGCACTCTGCGTCAACGCTCTACAGCCGTCCCCACAATCGCATCACGCGCAACTATTCATCGCTCAACACGCAATCCATGCGTTTGACACCCAATTTGGCTCCAACGCCAACGTATTCAACGACATGAGTCCCACCCTCAAATCAAGCCAGAACGCCCCCAGCGTCCAACACGAATACACCGTCCGACGCCTCACCCCCCTCGAATGCGAACGACTCATGGGCTGGCCAGACGACCACACCCGCTGGCGGGTAGACGGCAAAGAACAATCCGACTCAGCCCGCTACAGGCAATGCGGGAACGGAGTCGCCACCCCCGTAGCAAAATGGATCGCCCAGCAGTTAGAGCCACTCCTATGAACTTCCTCTCCGACGACGAATTCGTCCAACTCACCCTCTCCGAACAAGACGAATACCTACGCCTCCTCGAAGCAGACCTCTCCGCATGGAAACTCACAGGCAACAAACGCCAAGAAACAGCACACGCCCTCGTAAAAAAAACCGATTGGTTGCTGTATGGAGGAGCAGCAGGTGGAGGCAAATCGGAACTGCTCGCCTATCACGCCCACGAGCTATCCATGAAATATCCCGGCCATCGCACCCTCCTCGTGCGAACCGCCCTACCAGAACTACGACGATCCCTCATCATCCGCTCCCAGGTGCGGTACGCCCAACTGAACGTAGACGCCCAGCTGCGATCCATCGACAACGTCAAAGCCTGGTGGTATGCCAACGGATCCGTCGTCGAGTACGGGTTCTGCGGTCGAGACGAAGACGTCGGTCAATACATGTCCGCAGAATACGACTTCATCGGCTTTGATGAGGCAACTCAATTTACCCCTTATCAGATGCTGATGATTTCAGGCCGACTACGAACCAGTCGCAAAATGGTCAAGCTCGGCGTCCGCACCCATGTCATGTTCGCCACCAACCCTGGCGACAAAGGACATACGTTCCTCTACAAGATGCTCGTCCAGCCGACCGCCCACGGACGGTACGCCGTCGTCTACGACGTCCGAGACGGATTCGAAAACCCTGACATTGTTCGACGTGTCGAGATACCGGAAGATCCGGCTGACATAGAAGTCATGGACATCCCCCACGATCCCGAAGACCATCTGGTCATCGCTTTCGTCCCGTCCACCGTTGACGACAACCCGCACATCGACCCCACCTACCGGAAGCATCTGTCCATGCTCCCCGAAACGGAACGCAAACAGAAACTCCTCGGAGACTGGGACACGTTCACAGGCCAGTACTTTACGGAATTCAACCGGGATTTCCATGTTGTGCAACCATTCCAAATCCCACCCGAATGGACAAGACATCGAGGAGTTGACTTCGGAACAGCGAACCCGTACTGCTGTCTATGGGGAGCCTGGGATCCAGCAACCGGAGTCTGCTACGTCTACCGGGAAACCTACGAGAAGAACCTGACCGCAGCCCAACAGGCACAACAGATACGCAACATGTCCCACCATTCAGACGGCAAACCGGAAACCATCGGTATCACAGCAATCGACCCGTCCACCTACAGCAACACCTCCGGCATGGGGCAAACCGTCGCAGGCGTCTACAACCAGGTTGGTGTCCCCGTATCCAAAGCCAAAAACGCTCGAGTTCCCGGATGGCAGAACATTCGGCACTATCTGCAGCTCAGCCCCGAAACAGCAGAACCGAAACTGAAAATCTTCACCACCTGCGAAAACCTGCTTCGCACCCTCCCAGCGATGCGTCACGACAGAACGAACGTCGAAGACATTGACACCGACGACGAAGACCATGCTGTGGACGCCCTCCGATATCTGCTCGCCACCCGCCCCTATATTGAAGTCAGTCGCAAAAACAAGCAGTATCGGCCAGGAGCCGAGGGTAGGGTACAGAAGTTCATAGAGAAACTGGACAAAACGTCGAAGAAACGGAGATGGTGAATGAGGCTCGTAGACAACTACAACTATCTGCCAGGTTGCTGTTGGGTCTGTAGAGGGATCGCCAAACCGATCATTGACATGGAACAGGACCTGGACGGCCACAATTCGCCCGACGACCCGAACCCGTCAGCCACCACCCGCCTTTACATTTGTGCCGACTGCGCTATCGAGATCGGTCGCATGTGCGCCCCACATCGTGGACTCGAACTGGTGCAAGCTGGACGCCTGGCGAACGCTGAGCATGTCGCCCACGAACAGACATTGCGAGCCGATGACCTTGATGTCAAACTCAACTTGATCGCTGGAGCCATTCACGGTGTAGAATCACCCACCGTGGAGAAGGCAGGCTCCACACCTCCAAACGACGGGGACGTCGCTGCGACAGACACCGCACAGTCTGAGCCGGACCCACCCCTTGTCCGCAAACGCGGGCGTCCCCGTCGGGAGGAAACACCAGCCATCGACACAGACTTCGTAGGTGACCTGTGATCCCCGCCATCCTCGCCATCGTTGCTCAGATCCCCGTTATTGTGATACTGCTCCGGGACAACCGCAGATTGACTAATCTGCTCCTCAGCAAAAACCCGTCGGTCACAATAGCGACCGAGCAAACAAAGCGATCAAAAACAAAACCGAAAGAAAAAGAATCTCAAAACGAACGCCATGCATGGCACAACCCTACTGAGGCAGTCGGCCCATGAAACCCTGGACACCACCAAAACCAGACGAAGTCATCACCCTCTGGAACAAGGCTGACCAGTATCTCCTCAAAGAACGCCGTGACTATTGGATGAACGCCTCCTACAACGGAGGACATCAATGGGTGTGGTGGGACCAGACCCGCAACATCGTCCAAGAACTTGACTATGCGACCGAAGCGGAACGGTACACCCGTATCACCGTAGACAAATTCGGACCCCGCACCACGAACCTGATCGCCCGAATGACCCGCTCCCCGCTCCTATGGGAAGTCGAGCCAACCGGCATTGACGACTCCAGTATGCGCCGACAGCGACTCCAAGAACAGCTCCTCCTCTCCGAATCCCATCACAACGAATGGGAACAACTCCGAGAAGAAAACCTTCTGCAAACCTTGTACGGCGGGGTCGCAGCTATCTCCATCGAATGGGATCAGCAGCTCGGCCCGACCGTCGCCGTCGATCCGGTGACCGGTGTACCGATCCCCTCCGGTGGCGTCAGACTCACCCCGCTCGGCATCAGCGAATTCTGTTTGGAGCCAGGCTCCGCATCGTTGACCGACGCCCGCTACTGGATCAAATGTGTCGCCCTCCCACCCGAACAGGTCAAAGAACAGTATGAACTGGACTGGGATCCGGTGCCCGACGCTGAGGCTGTCCTGTCGTCCCGTCACCGTACCCTTCTCTCCCGACGCCCCCAAGGTCAGCCACCCCGACTGACGCTCGTCTACTGCTACTACGAACGCCCCACCAAAACCACGCCTGGTTGTGTCGTTCATGTTGTCAACAACAAGCAGGTGTACGCCTACGCTGACGGTGAAGGATGGCCGTTCCCGTTCAACAATCTGAACATCGCTCTATCCGTCCAGCGACGCATCCCACGCACATGGGTCGGCAACACTCTCCTCACGCCCGCCCGAGACATCCAGTACGCCTACAACCGTGCCCGCTCCACCATCCTCGAGCACATGCGCAAAGCTGCGAACGCCCGTCTGATGATCCCGGCAGGCTCCATTGAAGATGCTGACACGATCACCACCGATCCGGCAGACACCCTCGAATACAACGCCGAACTGGGCGAACCGCATTGGCAGACAGCCCCCGACGTCCCCCGTTGGATTTCCGGTGAAGCAGCACAGTTGGAATCGGAGATGGACGACATCTTCTTCACTCATGCTGTCACCCGAGGTCAAGCTCCCGGCGACCGAAACTCCGGTCTCGCCCTGTCCCTGCTCGCAGAAAAGGACGACACCCCGCTCGGCCCGATGGCACGCAACCAGTCGCAACTGTGGGGTCGCATCGGACAGATGGTGTTGCAGCTGTACCGGGCGAACGCTGAGCAGTCCGGCATGGTTCGCACCGAAACCCTCACCACCCCACAAGGGAACACCATCCAGTTCTCCTGGTCTGCAGAAGACATCGACGAATTCCCGCAGGTCAAAGTCCCGTTGGACGCCACCGCACCCCGATCAAAGATCGCCACCCAGTCGGTGCTCACCAGTCTCGCAGACCGGTTCCCGCAAGCATTCCAGAACATCGACCCGATGTCTCTGAGCCGAATGCTGGATCTACCCGACCCGAAAGGTTTCCTCTCCACACAGGATCCTGATGTCGCCAAAGCCGAATGGGAGAACGGTCTGCTCATGCAAGCCATCCCAGTCATGCCAGCCGTTTTCGATGACCATGCCCGCCATATCGCAGAACACAACAAAGAGCGCAAAACCCCTGCATATGAGATGGCAACCGACGAAACCCGTCAAGCAATCGACTTGCACGTCCAAGCGCACCAGACGATGGCAGCCCAAGAAGCAGCCCAACAGCTCGCAGCACAGCAGCAGATGCCCGGAGCAGAAATGCTCCCGCAAGCCAACGAAGCCCCCGGCTCGATGGTTCCACCAGCCACAACCGGCCAGCCCGGTATAACCCAGGAGATGCCAGCCTAATGACAGATTTCGCCCCCGAAGCAGCCGTGGATGCGGTAGAAGCCGAAGGTGCAGGAGAATCACCTGCCAGCACAGTCGATTGGGAACAGCGATACCGGGCAGAAGTCCAGGATCGCATCAAAGAACGGGAACGGTACAAGCCGATCGCGCAGACGTTCAACAATATGCATCCGGATGACGCCAAAGCCATCCAAGATTTCCTGTCTGCCTACTCGGCAGGTGACATGGAAACCGCCACCCGATGGATGGTGGACAACGCCCGCACCCTCGCCGGTGACCGGTTCAACGATTACATCAGCCCGGCAGCCCAGCAGAACATCGCCACCCAGGCCGTGTCCGATGGTCAGCAGGCCGGACTGTCACCCGATCAGGTCGAGCAGCTCATCGAACAGCGGATGCAGGCATACCAGCAGCAGCAGGTTCAACAGCAGTATGAGAAGCAAATCGAAGAAACCTTGGTGACCCATGGGTATGACCCGAATACCCCGCTGGCGACGGCAGCTATCGTCGCAGCCTCCAAACGATCCGACCTTGACCTATCCGCTGCCATTCGTGAACTGGAAGATCAGGTTCTCACGCAGGCACAGACAATCGCAGCCCGCCGAGCAGGAGCAGCGTCGCAGATGGGCACACCGATTGTTAACGGTGTTCCGTCAGTCAATCCGAACGGCCAGAACATGACTCCTCGTGAACGTGCCATGGCACGCTTGGAGCAGAACGGGCTGTAACCAGTCATCGTCCCCGACCCCCGTAATCCCTCTCCAGGGGTCGGGGACGACCTTCCTTGACACCAAACACGACATGTTGTGTATAGTGCTGTCCAGAACCGGACGGTTCCACAACATATGCAGCCCCCATCGGATGATGGGATCCAATGAAACCGGAAGGCTTTCTTTGACCTGGTTGCGAATCCAACAGATCCGCTCCAACCCAAGAAAGAGGCAACCATGCCCGCAACACTCTCAACAGTCGATGCCATCCTGAAGGATGACTACAAGGAATACCTCGACAACCTCAACAACGCCAATTTTCTCCTCTCGCAGATTGAGCAGCGCAAGGACACCGTCCAGGGTCGTATCGCCCGGCACGCAGTCCACCTCGGACGTTCGTCCGGTGTCGGTGCTCGCGCAGAAGCTGGCACGCTCCCGACCGCAGGCAACCAGTCGTTCGCGACTGTCCCAGTCCCGGTCCGCTACATCTACGGACGCATCCAGCTTTCCGGCCCGACCATCAAGCAGGCTGTGACAGACCGTGGTGCATTCATCGACGCTCTCGACGCCGAAATGGAAGGCATCAAGAACGACGCCATGAAGGACGTCAACCGTCAGCTGTGGGGCACCTCCAATGGTGTCATCGCCCAGTGCGGTACGACGACGACCTCCACGACGGTTGTTCTCGCTTCCACGACCGGTTCGACCGCCCTCCGTCAGTTGTTCTTCGACGGTGGAATGGTGGTTGACATCGGAACGGTTGCAGCACCGACAACGGTTGCTTCAGCTCGTACCGTCAGCGCAGTTGATGAGACGAACAAAACCATCACCATCTCTGGTGCTACGGTTTCGACGACCTCGTCGCATTTCGTGTTCCGTTCGGGTGCTGGTGGAGCATCGTCCAACACCGGTCAGCCGGGCGACGGTCAGGTTGAACTGACAGGTTTGCAGACCATCGTTGATGACACTGCGATCCTTCACACGATCAACCCTTCGAGCCAGCCGAAGTGGAAGGCGTATGTGAACGCAAACGGTGGAACGAACCGTTCGGTCACCGAGTCACTCATCACAGGTTCCATCATGAAGACCCTCACCAACTCGGGCAAGAAGCCCAGCCTGTTGGTGTCGGCTGAAGGTGTCAACCTGGCCATCAGCAACCTGCTCCTCTCGCTCAAGCGAAACATGGAGCAGACCCAGCTGAAGGGTGGCTACGCCGGAATCCAGTTCTACAGCCCGTCGGTTTCCGGCAAGGGTGACGAGTCCCCGACCGTCCTCTACGCCGACTTCGACTGCCCGAACAACCGCCTGTACGGCGTGAACCCTGAGGTTCTCGTCTTCCATCAGGTGGGCGACGGATTCCAGTTCATGGACCTGGACGGTGCTGTGATGAACCGTAAGCCGGACATTGACGCATACGAGGCCACGCTGTACATGTACGGCGAACTCGCTTGCAAGCAGCGCAACGCTCACTTCGTCATCAAGGACCTCACCGAGGTGACCATCTGATGGCTGCTTCAGTCAGCGTTACTTACGGCCCGGAAGTTCCTGGTAACCGCAAGGTTGTGCATGGGACAGTCACGTTCGACTCGTCATATCCGACGGGTGGCGAAGCTGTGTCCCTTGCAAACCTTGGTCTGGACAGGCTCGACTGGCTCGAGTGCCTCACCACAGACGGTTTCGTGCCCGCATGGGACGGTTCGACTTCGGCTCCGAAGATCAAACTGTTCTGGGTGGACACCACCACCGACGGTGCAGCTCTCGCAGAAGTGACGGCAGCTCACAACGCATCCACAGTCGTGGTGCGTTTCCGGGCGACCGGCGCATAGCCAACTCTCCCCCTAAGACAGTCAGACCGCCCTCCTAACCGAGGGCGGTCTTTCTGTCTATACTGCACCCATGATTCGTGCAGCAGACCTGATGGGAAACGTTGAAGGTGGAAGCCAAATGGCTGAAGTCGCCTTTGACGTGTACGACATCGCCACCCGAATCCAGAAAGGCGACGAGTCAGGCTGGCGGGGCGACCCGAACGCATCCCTCATGTGGAACCCGATGGCAGAACGCTTCGAAGTGTGGATGATTGACGGTATGGGAACCCCCTATGTGGCTTGCTCCCATCATCGGTGCGACCACACCCTCATCACCAAACTGATCGAAGGCGACTGGCAGAAAGGCAAACAGCTCCACGACGATCTGATGAAAAAGAACCGTGCGATCAAAGATGCTCACGAAACCGAGGAACGGGACAAGCGTCTCGAACTCGCTGACAAGCTGCATTGGGCGTTGGTTCGGGACATCGGCCATATGGAAGGCTCCAACCGACGTCAGCATTCCATGAACCAGAAAGGCAAATGATGGCGAACTACACCGTCAACTTCGCAAAACATGCGACCCTCACACCGTCAACGGCAGACACGATCACCGTGAACCAGCCAGCATCGTTCTTTCTTGTCACCAACCGTGCGACCTCGGGTGGCCCGATCTACTTCACTTTGGGTGACACGCTTGACAAAACAGCACAACCCACAGTTGGTGGGGATGACACGTTCGGAATCGGATTGGGTGTCACGGTGCAAATACCGTTCGATGGCTCCCCGTCATACATCCGGCTGATTTCAGCGAACGCCCAAGATTACTCAGTTATGGTCATCTAATGAACCGGCTCGAACTTCGCAACGCTGTTAAAGATCGGCTCGCTATCCGGTCGGATGGTTCCGGCAACAGCCTGGACGGCCTCATCACCAACACGTTCGTCAACACCGCCATTGATGACGCCATGAAGCGCATCAGCATCGAGAAAGACTGGTATTGGCTGGCGACCACAGCATCGCTCACATTCTCCACCAGCACCGGCAAAGCACCTCTGCCCGCCGACTTCATGCGAGCCAACGAACTGGTCGTGAACGGCAACCCGGCTGAACTCCTCCCGCTGGACACCATTATCGACCCGCTGTCCGACAACGCCACCTACGGCTGGCTGATCTACGGCACGGAAGCCCAAATCACCCCGGTTCCGTCAACCGTCCCGACAGCCACCCTTTACTACTTCCGGTTTGAGCCGACCCTCAGCTCGGACTCGGCATCGCCGGTGATGCCCGTCCCGTACCATTACGCCATCGTCTCCTACGCTGCGTATCTGTGTGCAGCTAGACGGCAGGACGAACCTCGAGCGTCCCTGTATCTGCAGGAGTACGGCTCGTATCTTCGAACCATGGCGAACGACAACCGTTCCACGATCAAGAAGCGCATCAAGTTCGGCAGACGCCGTGACTATGCGACCTGGGTGTAACCGATGGCAACATTTCAAGTTGTATACGACGACTTCTCCGGCGGGCAGTACATGGGTTTCCGGCCCGCCAACCAGCCGAAAAACACTTGGACTGGAACCGATGTATTAGCGAACGCTAACGGCGAACTGATCCCTGGTGGCAACAGGCTTGTTGGTACATGGACTCAAACAGTCGGCGCAGAAGGCGACATCGTTGACCACTTCTACGAAAACCAAACCGGGTATTTCTTCACCAACGGCAGCAGGTTCGTCAAGTACACGCATAACAACGGGACAGCATTCCCTGTCTCGTTTACCGTCTACACACCATCTGGAACAGGGATCATCGCTTCGGCAGCCTTTTCTGAACTCCACAATCGCTTCTACTATCTGCTTGCAAGCGGAAGTGGTGGAAGCGTCTACAGCATGACCAAAACCGGGTCAAGTGCTCTTTTCTACACGATCCCATCCGGTCATCTGCCAGCAAAAATATTCGCGTACAAACAACGTCTTGTGTACTTTGGGAACAACCGCATGTACTACAGCGGTGTCTGGAACGGCTCAGCATATGGTGCGTTCACAACCGGCCATTACTACGAGTTTGACTCAGACATTGTCAGCATGTTCCCACGAACAGACGATCTGCTCGCCATATGCGACGACGGCACCTACAGCCTGACCGGGGTCCTCGGATCCGGTGTCACAATCCAAACGCTCACACCGGGAGAGAATGTTTCTGTTGGGATGAGAAACGGGGCGATCGTCAACCGAAGCCTCTTTTATGTGGATGAAGCCAACTCCAACGGTTCAATCGACGGTCGCCTCTATCGCATGGTTGGAGCATCCATCCAACATGTCGCATCCTTTGATTACGGCGACTACGACTTCCAATCAAACGGATTCAACATTGCAGACCCAGGCAAAGTCGTTGCCATGCCCAACGGGCGCATCGCCGTCCAGCTTCGAAGCGGATACACATACTTCGAGTCAACGCCCGGAGTGTTCGCCAAATCCAAAGTGTTCACAATCACCGAAACAGCATTGTCAAGAGCTGCTTCACAGCAGTACGCACCAGCAAGACCGATGTCAGGAGCACCTGACGAATATTTGCTGACAGCCGTCATAACCAACCCAACAAACGAGCAGATCAGCATCTACCGCACCTACACGAACGTGCCCGGCCCCACAAAACTGGACGCCAACTTCAACTACAGCACGAACAGCACCTGCACCGTCAATCCGACCGGCACAGTCGAACTTTCCGAATACTTCCATAACAAGCCGTTCAGCGTCAAAGAAGTGTTCATCGAATACTCCATATCGGAATCCACGAGCACCGTGTCGTGCAACATTGTCCCAACCGGCGTCGTCGATGTCCCTGTTGGCACGTTGCCGTCTGTCGTGTCAGCGACCTCGACAGAAACGAACGCAACCTCCGGCGGGTACCGCATGTACCGGTACTGGCCGAACAACGCCTCTAAAGGTTTCGGTGTCAAACCTCAACTGACAATCACGAACACGTTCATCAAGCGTGTCATTCTCAACTGTGAGGATTAATGGCTTACTCGCCCAGGCCGTTTGACTATTCGCTGCGAAGCCACGACTCAACAGACATGACCCCGGAAGGGGCAGACATCTTTGATGTTCGAGACAACCAGCTCGAAAATTATCTGCGAACCGAAACAGGCCTCATCAAAGCCGAAACCGACACCATCAACACAAACATCACGAACCTGACCAACACGGTCAACGGAATCGTTACTGCTCCTGGAGATTGGGACTTCTACAACCCGGTTCTTTATCGTGGATCAACGCCGGTTACCACTTCAACCGTCCGAGCCGCGTACACATTCAATGCGTATTTGTGTTTTGTCAGTTTCGAAATTCTGGTCACGGACACATCATCCTGGCCTGGCGGGGAGGTTGTATCTATCACTTTGCCTGTTGGGGCCGACACAACATCCCGCCAACTCGGCATCGGCGTTTACAACAATACTTCGATACTTAGAACTGGAATGGCGTTTATCGAATCAACAACAGGAACAGGGTTTGCAGCAGTTTTGGCTCTTGATGGTTTCAACATTTGGGCCGGGACTAACCCAAACATCCAAGGCAATAGAAACAATGACCGCTGGTATTTCAATCTCACCTACAGACCAGCCTAGGTTTTAGGCTAGAATCCCGACGACCCACCAAAGGAGGCTGACATGAGTATCCCCAGAGCGATAGCACAGCCTTTCATCTTCACGAACGGACTCCAAGGTGTACAAGGTTCACAAGGCCCGCAAGGACCAGCGGGCGTTGGGGTCAACATTCTCGGTCAATACAACACATACGCTGAACTGATAGCAGCTCACCCGACAGGGAACCCTGGTGACGCCTATCTCGTCGCAGGTGACCTGTATGTATGGGATTCCGTCAACAGCGAATGGGACAATGTTGGCAACATCCAAGGACCCCAAGGCACACAAGGACCCCAAGGACCTCAAGGAACAGTCGGTGCCACCGGTCCTCAAGGACCCCAAGGGTACACCGGCCCACAAGGACCCCAAGGCGACGTAGGGCCACAAGGCCCCCAAGGCACACAAGGACCAACGGGACCAACAGGACCGCAAGGTCCGCAAGGAACGCAAGGTTCGACCGGACCCCAGGGAGCTGAAGGACCGCAAGGACCCCAAGGCGACATAGGACCGCAAGGCTCGCAAGGATCCCAGGGTCCTACCGGACCGCAAGGTCCTCAGGGTGACACGGGTCCGACTGGTTCCCAAGGCCCACAGGGATCCCAAGGTCCGCAAGGTCCACAAGGTTTGCAAGGTCCTCAAGGGTCGCAGGGTCCTCAGGGCGACACCGGTCCCCAGGGTGACGTCGGTCCTCAAGGCCCGCAAGGCTGGGCTGGACCTCAGGGCGCAACAGGTTCCCAAGGTCCGCAGGGTGCGACAGGATCAACTGGTCCTCAAGGTGCTCAGGGTGCGACAGGGTCAACCGGTCCTCAAGGACCGCAAGGCGACACGGGTGCGACAGGACCTCAAGGTGCGACGGGACCTCAGGGTGCCCAGGGTCCGCAGGGTGCCGACTCGACTGTTCCTGGTCCTCAGGGCGCAACCGGACCTCAAGGCGACACCGGTCCCCAGGGGGCGACAGGAGCACAAGGAGCATCCGGTCCTCAGGGTGCAACCGGCTCTCAAGGACCTCAGGGTGCGCAGGGTTCTGCCGGTCAGTCCACCTCGTTCTACGAATACAAGATCAAGACGACGATCACATCCGGGGATCCAGGTTCGTCGTATTTGATCTACAACAATGCGACGCAGACCAGCGCAACACAAATCAATATTTCGCATCTGGACAAAAACAGCGTTGACATTGACATCTTCTTGGCGTTGCTGTCCGACAACGATGTTCTCACTATCCAGCACATCTCAAACTCAAACGACTACCAGAAATGGGAAGTCAACGGTACCCCAACAATACAGACTGGGTACATCGAAGTTCCGGTGACGCTCCTCAGCTCGGGCGGTGTCGGCACAACAAACTTCTCCAACAACCAGGATGTTTTCCTCGCCTTGTCGTTGCAGGGTCCTCAGGGTCCGCAGGGTGCCCAGGGAGCTGCAGGACCGCAAGGTGCTGCCGGTGCCCAGGGGGCGACAGGCCCGCAAGGTCCGCAGGGTGCTACCGGTGCCGACTCGACTGTCCCCGGACCGCAAGGACCCCAGGGGGCGCAAGGGGCAGCTGGGGCACAGGGTGCTACGGGTCCGCAGGGTCCGCAGGGTGATACCGGACCGCAGGGTGCAGCGGGTTCCACGGGTGCCCAGGGGGCGCAAGGGGCTACAGGCTCGACTGGTCCGCAGGGCGATCAGGGTCCGCAGGGTGCTACTGGACCGCAGGGACCACAAGGTGATGCTGGTGCTCAAGGCGCACAAGGACCTCAGGGTGCTCAGGGTCCGCAAGGGTCAGCCGATTCTGGGACGCTCACCACGAAAGGTGATTTGCTGACTCGCACGTCGAGTGCGTTGGCTCGGCTGGCTGTCGGGTCAAATGGTGATCTGTTGGTTGCTGATTCTGGGGCGACGGAAGGTTTGCGTTGGCAGGGTCAGCAGAACACGGGTCGTAATCTGGTGATTAATGGTGCGATGCAGGTCGCACAGCGAGGCACATCCACAACGGGCATCACAACTACCGGGTATTACACGGCTGACAGATGGCGAAAGTTGCTAACCAATTTGGGAACTTGGACTCAAACAATTGAGAACGATGCGCCAACTGGAAGCGGGTTGAGAAAATCTTTAAAGGTTCTTTGTACAACTGCTGATGTTTCTCCGGCTGCCGCCGACGTAATGGCTATAAATCAGCGTTTCGAAGGTCAGGATTTGCAGAGGATCAAGAA